AAATGAAAGTAGGAAAAAAAGAAAAAAATAGAAAGGAGGAAAAAATATGAAAACTAAAGCATTGATTCCTGAAAATCCATTATTAGTTTTACCATCATTAGCCGTCAAGATAGGACTCAAAGAAGCAATAATTTTGCAACAAATTCATTATTGGATATTAAAAAGCAAACATCTATATGATGGCAGATATTGGATATATAATACCTATTTAGATTGGCAAAAGCAATTTCCTTTTTGGGGAGAATCAACTATCAAAAAAACTATATTAAAAATGGAAAAAGATGGTTTATTAATATCAGGAAATTTCAATAAATTAAAACAAGACAGAACAAAATGGTATAGTATTGACTACGAAAAAATCCCAGAAATCCTTCTTCCTACACAAGAGATAAGAGATAACCAATTAGGGAATAACTTACATTCAACCAAGGGGGATGGATTACCCCTTCAAGGGATGAGCTGTACCCATTCTAACCATAGAATATCTTCAGAGACTACTAACAATAATACTTCTTCTTTTTCTTTTATAAATAAAAGAAAAAAGAAGTATAGTCTTTCTCCTTTTGAAACTGTTGTTGATGATAAAAACATTGAAGAAAAAAACATTCAAAATGTTTATAAACTGTTGTATATATGGAATAGTTTGCCTAATACTACTAAACATATAAAAGAAAATAAAACATATCAAAAATGTTTGTCTATTTTAAAAAAATATATACAAACTTATTCCTTTGAACTTATTAAAGATATTTTTATTAAATTTGGAGAGATAGAAATAAATAAGAAGATTGCACTTCCAGATTTCTTTGAACCTTATAATAAAAAAGAGAAGGAGAGTTATTTTTATCTTATGATAAATCTTGATAATTGTAGTATTACAAAAGAAATGAAAATTTTAATTGATATTTTTACTAAAGTAATATTGGGAGGAAAGACTACTAAATTTAATTTTAAACAAATACAACAATTTAAAGTTGCTTCTAATAGATTAAAAAAGGATTTTAAAGAAGAATTAGAATACTTATCCTTTGAAAAACTTTGTTATTTGTTTGTAAATTCTTTGAAAGAATCTTTTATTGAAAATGTTTCAGCTGGAAATTTAGCAAGTAATTCTAATTACAATAACATTTTTTTACCTTTTATGGCTAAAAGAAAGGAGAGATTGCCTAAAATTATAAGATATAATCAACAAGGAGATCCTGTTTTTGATGAATGTAAAGCTTTGAATGATGCAGATAAAAGAAAATATTATAGTATTTTAAGAGGAGATGATATAGTTTGTTTATAAATACAATACCTAGTTTGGAATTTTTAAGAAATAAATATAATAAAGTTTGGGGATTTACAGAAAAAGAATTGTTAAATGAATTTTATAGTTTTTGTAAAAATAAAAATGTTAAAGTTATAGTTTTAAATAAACAACTTAGTAAAGAGGTTTTTAATATTCATTTGAATCATAGGATAAGTTTATTTGATAATGTACAATTATCAATAATAAATTATATAGATGAAGTTCAATTAAAATTATGTTATGAAATACATTGTTTTTATAAAATAAATTCTCTAGAGGATATTTGCTTTTTTATTTATGATCGGTTTTTGTCTTTTAATTATATTATAGATAACAAAATCTTTTTTTACTATACTCCTTTTATTTTTGATTTTAATAATATAATAAAAAAATTAAAAATTAAGGTGTTATTTTATAAACTTTTTTTAGAAGGAGTTTAATATTAAAACAGCAAAGGTGTCTGATATAATTTACAATTCTCTTTCTCAATTGATTTGTTCTTTTTGTCAAAAACCAATAGTATTATATAGAAAAGGAGCAAAAGGAGGCTTTTATATGTGTGAGTATGTAATAAACGAATTGAACAAACCACAAGAAAAGAGAGTAAGTGATAATGAATTAGATAAACATGATTATATTTTTATTCCATATCAAAATATTGAACTTATTTCATCTTCTCGTTTAAATGATGAATGGAAAAAAAGAGGCAAAATTTTTTATGAAATGAATTATCTATGTAAGGAATTTGGATTGGATATGGATAGTTTGTTGGAGGAGATGGATGAAAATAATCAAAATAAATAATGTTATAGAAAAAGATATTTTAATTGGTTGTATTGTTTCTGATCCTTTTATTAAAAAAATTTATCCAATTTTAGAATTAAATTTAATTGATATTCAGACTATTAAGATTGTAATGAAATGGGTATTATCTTATTTTGAAAGATATAAAGAAGCCCCAAAAAATAATATACAAAATATTTTTGAAGATAAAAAACCTATATTGAAAGATTCAGATGCAATATGGATTGAAGAATTTTTATGTAAATTATCAGATAAGTATGAACATTGGGATTATAATGAAGCATATTTATTTGATAGAGCAGTTAATTATCTTAAATCACAAAAGATATCATTAGGATGTAAACAGACATTATCTCTTTTAGATGAAGGTAAAGTAGAAGAGGCTTCTTTGATATATCAAGATTCTTTTAAAACTGCTGTAAAATATGATTTAGATGTGGATGTTTTTGATTTAAATTTTGTTTTTGATTCTTTAAATAATGAAAGGAGGCCAGGAATAACATTAGGGATTGATTCTCTTGATGAACTAGTTGGAGAATTAAAAAGTGGATGGTTAGTAATTTATACAGGCCCGATGAAAAGAGGGAAAACAAAAGGATTAGTTTACACTGCATTGAGAGGTTATTATTTAGGGAAAAAAGTAGTATTTATTTCTTTGGAATCTGAAAAAGAGGATGTAGGAACTTATTTTTGGCAAGGGTTAAGTTCTTTACCTTTGGATGAAAGGAGTTTGATTTATTATGGTTTTTTTAACGATGGTAATTTTTTAGAATTTGAAGAAATGATGAGAGAAAAAATTACTTATAATAGAATAAGAAATAGTATAAATATAGCTAAAGGGGTTTCTGGAGGGTCTATAAGATTAAAAACATTTCCTGCATTTAGTGCTACTATTTCTGATATAGAAGATTATTTAAATTCACTAGAAGTATATGATAATTTTTGTCCAGATATAATTTGTATAGATTATATTGGGATATTAAGAGCAGAAAGAAATTATTCTCAGCGAAGAGATGAATTGAATTTTGTATCTACAAGAATGAAAGGATTAGCTCAAGAAAGAGATGCTATAATTTTTTCTGGATGGCAAGGACAAAGGAAAACTTTGGAAAAAGATGTTTTGTCTTTATCCGTTGTAAATGTTGCTGAAGATATTCGTATTCTAGCAAATACTGATGTTATGCTCTCTTTAAATCAAACCGAAGAAGAAAAAGATTTAGGATTATTGAGAATAGGTGTTTTAGCACATAGATGGAGAAGGTGTCCTTCATCTGTGCAAGTGGAAATTGCACAGAATTTAAATGTAGGACAATTTGCTTTAGATTCAAGATTGATTAGAAGGCCAGAAAAAATGGAAGATTTAGATTTTGGTCAGTATGATGGATTTGATATTTATCAGAAAAAAGAAGGGTTTTGAATGATAAATTTTACTTATTTACGACAGCCTCCAAAAAGATATACATTTGAAATGCCTAAATTAAGACAATGGATTGAATTTTGGTGTGAGGGAAAAGTATTGAATCTTTTTGCTGGGAAAACATTTTTAAATGTTGATGAGGTTAGAGTGGATATTAATGTAGAAATGAATGCAGATTATTATATGGATGCTTATTCTTTTGTTAGTATGTGGATACAAGAAAGAAAAGCTAAATTTGGAACGATTATTATGGATCCGCCTTATTGTTATTCAGAAGATACTGATGTTTTTACTGATAAAGGATGGAAGGAAATAAAAGATATAGTAGATAATAGATTAGATTATAAAGTAGCTACTTTAAATCCGCTTACAAATGAATTAGAGTTTCATAATATAATAAATTATTATAAATATAAATATGAAGGAGAAATGATTCATTTTAAACAGAGGAATGTGGAATTAAAGGTCACTCCAAATCATAAATTATGGTGTAGAAAACAATGGTATACACATAAGTTTAAGTTTACAGAAGCTTCAAGTGTGAGTCAAGGAATCACTTTTCAAAAAAATTGTGGGTGGAAAGGAATTAATAAAAGATTTTTTCTTTTGCCTAAAGTTGATTTTGTTAGAGCAAATAGATATGGAAAGAAATTTGCAGAAGAAAAAAAGATTGATATGAAAGATTGGTTGAGATTTTTTGGGATATGGATAGCAGAAGGGTCTTTAGGTAATAAAATCAAAAAGAATAGAAAAATGGCTTCTGAATTTAAAGTTACTATTACACAAAAAAAAATAGAGAATAGGAAAATAATAGAACGGTGGTTGGATAAACTTCCATTTCACTATTATAAAGATGGAATTGATTATCGTATATGGGATAAACAATTATATACTTATTTATTTAAGTTTGGGAAAAGTAAACAAAGATATATTCCAGAAGATATTAAAAATTTAAGTTCTGATTTGTTGGGATATTTAATAGAAGGATTAATGTTGGGAGATGGTTGTATATATAAAGAGGAAAAGTGTAAGAATGGTAAAATATATCGGTCTATACGTAAATCTTATTCTACTGCTTCAAAGAGATTGGCTAATGATTTTAATGAAATTATATTAAAAACTGGTAAATCTTGTACTATTTTTAAACAGGATAAAAATGGAGTATTTAATATTAGTATAATTGGTAGAAATAATTTTCCGACAATACCAACTATTAGAATGAATTATCAAAAAAAATTATATATGTATAAAGGATTTGTTTATTGTATTGAAGTTCCCAATAATATTTTATATGTTAGAACTAAAGGAAAAAATCAGAGTGTATGGTGTGGGAATTCAATAAGAAAATCCAGAGAAAAATATGAAGGGAAGTATGTAGGAAATTTAACTAAAATTAAAAATGCTTTACCTTCTATATTGAGAGATAAAGGTAGAATTATTAGTTTGGGATATGATAGCGTTGGTATGTCCAAAAGCAGAGGGTTCACAAAAATAGCTATTTGTTTGATATGTCATGGAGGAGATCATAATGATACTATTGGACTTATAGAACAGAAAGATGAAAGAAGATTTTTTCTATGAAATTAACTATAACTGAAGTAAATCCTGTATGGAGTCATATATCTGATAAAAATATTTTATATGGGTTACTCTATTATAAAATAAAATTTAAAAGAGTGAATAAAAGAGGATGGAAAGAATTAAAAGAAATAAAGAAAGAATTATATACATCAAAAGGATATTTTTATACTGGATTTATTCCAAAAGTAGAGAAATATTTAATTTCAAAAGGAATAGATTATTCTATTGATAGAAAACCTTTTGAAGATTTCCATTTTAAATTAAATAAAGAAATAGGAGGAAAAGTATTTAGAGATTATCAAATTGAAATAATTAATTCTGTTAATTTAAAAAGAAGAGGGATTTGGCAAGCTCCGACTGGGGCAGGGAAAACAATAATGGCTGCTGGAATTATATCTTCATTTCCTAAGTGTAAAACACTTTTTTTGGTTCATACTAAATCTCTTTTAGAACAGACAGTTAAAGTATTTAATGATCTTTTAGATTTTAAGATTGGCAAGGTTGGGGATGGTATATGTGATATTCAATCTGTAACGGTGGCAACCAGACAATCAGCCGTGTCTCAATATCAACAACTTTTATCTTATTTTTGGAATATTATAATTGTAGATGAGGCTCATCATGTTAATACTGTTGGTGGGCAATATAATAAGCTTTTAGAAATAATAAAGGCTCCAATTAGGATTGGACTAACTGCTACACCACTTAAAGGAGAAAGAGGTATGCTTTGTGAAGGATTACTTGGCCCCATTGTTGAACTTATAGGAGAAAAGAAATTGCAAGAAAAAGAAATATTGGCAAAACCTATAGTTAAAATATATAAAGTCCCAGATTCAAAGGTAATTACAAAATGGGATTCTTGGCGAGTAGCATATGAAAAAGGAATAATTTTGAATCGTACACGAAATTTGTTAATTGTGGAAAAAGCAGTTGAATTTGTAAAGAAAAATAAAACTTTATTGATAATGGTTAAAAATTTGGAACATGGTGAAATATTAAACAAGATATTTGATAGAAAATATTCGGATTTAGTTGTTTTTATTCAAGGAAATACACCAAATAAAATAAGAGAACAAGAGAAAAAAGATATAGAAGAAGGAAGACGTAAGATAATTATAGCAACATCTGTATGGTATGAAGGGGTTGATATTCCGAATTTATCTGGTATTATGATTGCTTCTGGTGGGAAAGAAGAACAGCTTGTTTTACAAAGACCAGGGAGAGCAATGAGAGCTACGGAAAATAAAAAGGAATTTTATTTATTTGATTTTTATACTCCTCCTAATTTTTATTTGGTATCTCACTTTTGTGAAAGAATGTGGCTGTACATGAGGAAAGGTTGGATAAAATAATTTAAGAAAGTGCTTGACAGGAAGGCAAAATCTCCATATATTAAATACATGGAGAGAGAAAAAAAGATGAGTATAAGAAATTTTGATGTTATTGCTTATTTAGAGGAGAGGAATATTTTTTATAAATTACGAGGTAGGAATGTAAGTGAAGGATGGGTTGGTATTCAATGTCCTTTTCCTTTTTGTAGTGATCCTTCAACTCATTTAGGAATTAATTTGGTTTCAAAAGCTGTTAATTGTTGGATTTGTGGGGGGCATTCTTTATACGATTTACTTTTTTTTCTTGAAGGTGAAAAAAAGTATTTTCCTTTTTGGAAGATAATATCTGAATTTTCTAGCAATGATTTTACGTTTATAGATAATATTAAAAAATGTTCTGATTTTTGTACTTATCCAGTGGGGACTACAGAGATTGATTTTGATAATCCAATTGTAAAAGCATGGATGAAAAAAAGGAAGTTTGTAAAAGAAGATTTAAATGAATATGGGTTAAAGTATACTATTTATGGAAATTATAAATTTAGAATGATAATTCCAATTTCTATTGGTGGTGATGTGGTTTGTTGGCAGGCAATGGATTTATTGGGAAAATCTAAATTAAAATATATTTCAAGTCCTTCAGAAAGTAGTGTAACAAAAATACATAATACACTTTATAATTATGATAATGTTAGAGGAGATGAAATTATTATAACAGAAGGGGTTACTGATGTATGGAGATTAAAAGGTAATACGGTTGCTTTATTTACAAAGGTAATTTCTTCTTCTCAAAAAGAACTTTTATTGAAAAAAAATATAAAAAGAATAAAAGTATTGTTAGATTCAGATGCGGAAAAAGAATCAGAAAAAATGGCTAAAGAACTAAGTGCTGTTTTTGATGATGTGATTTTGATAAAATTAGATAAAGGAGACCCAGCAGATTTAGACGAGAAAGAAATTGAAGGAATAAAGAGAATTTGATATATTTTTTATAAGGAGAAGATATGACAGAAAAGAAGAAATCGGGCAGACCTAAAAAACCAGTAGAAAAAAAGGCGAGGCCTATAACAATAGCTTTATATGAGGAAGATTTAGCAAGGATTAAATTTTTAAAAGGAGTTTGTGATTGTGATTGTACTTCTCTTTTGATAAGATATGCTTTAAGATTAGTTGAAGAAACTTTTGTAGAGACTGAAATGGAAAAAGCAAAAGAATTTCAAGAAGAAGGAGGGAGGAATTGTGCTTACGATAACTGATGGTAAAACATGTCCTATATGTAAGAAAATTTATAAAAATATTATTTTTCATATTAAGAGAAAACATCCTGAATATATGGACAAGATTTATTCTGATATTAATTCTTTTTATGATAGCAATTTATATGTTAAAGAAATATATGTTAAATTGATAAAAGATAATCCTGTATATGAGAATATTATTTCTGAATATATGATAAGTAAAATTTATAAACGAAGAGGAAAATTTAATAGGGAACGAAGTAATAGAATTTTTTCTATTAGAAGAAAAGGGGAAAATAATACAGCAAAAAAGAAAGAAGTTAAGGAAAAAATAAAAAAAACTGTAACTAATTTATGGAAAGAAGGAAAATATAAAGATAGAATTAATGGTATGTTAGGAAGAAGTAAAGAATTATCTTTGAGATATAAACCAGAAAAGCATACTCCACTTTATCTTGCAGAACATGATTGTGTAAAATTTCTTTCTAATTTTCAAGATGTAAAGACGTGTAGTAGATGTGGAAGAAAAGATATAAAAATGAATATACATCATATTGATGAGGATCATAGTAATTTTCTCATTTCTAATCTGGAGCCGTTATGTGTTCCATGTCATATGAGTTTTCATTATGGACATAGTAAAAGGGAATATTTGACTATAGTTAAATCTTTTAATCTTGATATTGCTCATTTTCTTCCTACTTCACATTATATAGGTAGATGTAATGCTTTTCATGGGCATCGACTAAAATGTGAAGTAGGGGTAAAGAAAAGAGTAGATAAAAATACTGGAATGGTATTGGATTTTAAGATTTTAAAAGAAATAATAAATGGGTTTATTATAGATTCTTTAGATCATTCATTACTCAATGATTTTTTGGAGAATCCAACTTCTGAAAATCTTTGTGTATGGATGTGGGAAAAATTAATGTTTGATGCTCTTTTGAAAGGAATAGAATATATAAGAATATGGGAAACAGATTCTTCTTTTACTACTTTAGATAAAGGAGGAATGTTGTCTATGTTTAAAACTAATATTGAAGATTATTTATTGAAATTTTCTGAGGATAAAAATGAAAATATCTAGTATTTATAAAACAATTAGTGGAGAAGTTCCTTACCAAGGGTTTCCTTGTATAATAGTAAGATTTTTTGGGTGTAAAAGAAAGTGTAATTATTGTGATTCTAAATTTGCATGGGAAGATTCTTCAAATTCTTGTTATTATGATCCTAGTGGTATTTTAGAAGAGGTGCAGAATTTAGATAGAGATAAGAAATGTATTGTTCTGCTTACAGGTGGAGAACCTTTGGAGCAATCTAAAAAAGAGATGTTAAAGTTGTTTAGATATTTAAGAAAAAGGAAAGTTTTGCTTGAGACAAATGGTTTGGAAGATATTGAATGGGTTCCTGATTATGTTAAAATAGTTATGGATTTAAAATTACCTTTTTCGGGATATGATTTTAGACGTACTCCAGTTACAGGTAAAAATTTTAAGAATTTAAAGAAGGAAGATTGGATAAAATTTGTGATTTCAGATAGGGAAGAATATTTAATAGCAAAAAATTTCTGTTCTTTTTTGATAGGTAATATTGCTTTTAGTCCGTGTATTCCTTTATTAGAACCTTTTGTTTTGGCTGAATGGATGTTAGAAGATAATCTTTATGAAATTGTTTATAATTTACAGATTCATAAATTTATTTTTCCAGATTGGAAAGAAAATGAGGAAAGATAAGATAAATGGCAGTTAGACCAACTATTTATAAATTGAAAAGATATGCAAAATTATTGAAAATTAGCTATGATGAAGATATAGAATATAAAGAATTGGAAAAAAAAGTATTAGATGCCATTGAAGATTGGGAAGATGTAACTACTTTATCTTATATTTTAATGGCTTATTATAATACTCATCCTTTAGTTTGTGGTGTTGAGTTTGAAGGTGATGAAGGAATAGGGGATTCACCAGAAGATGTAGAGAGAATTATAGAAAAAGAACAAGATATTGGGAAAGAAATGCTTTCTATAGATAGAAATCTTTTTATTTCTTTAAGAAAAGCTGAGAGATTAGAAAGAGAAGAAAAGATTAGGAAAAGATTGAAAGGAAAAACTATTTTTGGTCATGGTTTACTTTCTGAGGGAGGAAGAATAGATGAATTAATATATAAAAGGGGGGTTAGAAGAATTAGTGATTTGATGAGAATAACAGGACTTTCAAGGGAAAGAGTTATGAGACATCTTCGTCATTTAGCATATAAACATGAGTGTATTATTGAAATAGATAAGGAAGATTTTTTTCCTTACAAGAAGAAAGATAAAATTAAAAATATTAAATTTCCATTTTAAAGGAGGGGATATTATGAAAGAATATTTAAAAAAATGGTTGAGATTTATAGGGGAAGACCCAGAAAGAGAAGGTCTTAAAGATACCCCTCAACGAATGATGGACTCATGGAAAGAATTATATGGGGGATATAAAGAGGATCCAAAAGATTTATTTGTAGTATGGGAAGAAGGGAAAGATAGTAGTTTAGTTTTATTAAAAAACATTTCTTTTGCGAGTACTTGTGAACACCACTGTATGCCTTTTTTTGGGAAAGCTCATATAGCATATATTCCCAATGGAAGGGTGATTGGGATAAGCAAATTAGCTAGGTTATTAAAAATTTATACACGTAGACTTCAGATTCAAGAGAGGATTGGAGAGCAAGTTGTGGGAGATTTAATGAAATATTTGAAACCTAAAGGTGCTGCATGTATTCTGGAGGCTACACATTTATGTATGAAAGGAAGAGGAGTTAAAATAGAAAATGCTTCTATGATTACAAGTGCTTTGGGGGGGTGCTTCCTTGAAGATTTTGCCTGTAGACAGGAGCTAATGATTTTAATTAATGGAGGGAAATAATGAATTTTTATATTAGTAAAAGATTATTAATTATTACATCTTCTTTTGTGGCGACTCATTCATGGGACGATGCGGTTGATTTTTTAAAAAATGAGCACAGACATACATTTTATATAAGAGTTGAAATGTTAGTTAAGCATAATGATAGAGAAAAAGAATTCATAAAGGAAAAAAAGAAATTAGAGTATCATTTAAAGCGAAAATATGAAGGAAAATTTTTAAAAAATATATCATGTGAGATGATAGCAGAAGAGATTTTGGATCGTTTTTTTTATTATACCGCTGTAGAATGTTGGGAAGATAGAGAAAACGGAGCAAGATTAGAAAAAGAATTTACAATGGGAGGGGATTAAAATGATTATTTGGGGTTTGGAATTGGAACCACTTGAAATGAGGTATACAACACAACATGCAAAATGGATAAAAGAAGGGATGTGTAATAGTTTTATGCAATATTTTCCTATAAAAGGGGAAATATTAACAGAAAGTATAGAAGTAGGAGAATTTTTAGATGTTTTAGGAACTAATTATTGGAAAGCGAGTCAGCTTCAAAGAGTTATATCTTATATTGAAAATAAGACAATAATAAAAGGAGATATTTTATTTTTATTTGATATTTGGAATCCTGCTGTTATTTCATTGGCTTATATACGAGATGCAATGGGAATTGATTTGAAATTTGTAGGTATGTGTCATGATGGGACATATGATGAATGGGATTTTACTACTCGTTGTGGGATGGAAGCATGGGGGGAAGCATTTGAAAATTCTATATTTTGGATTATGGATAAGATTTTTGTTGGAAGCCATTATCATAAAGAGTTGATTTGTAAAAAAAGATGTGTAAATCCAGATAAAATTATCGTAACTAGTTGGCCTTTTTTTCAAGAAGATCCTTTGGGAACACCAACAAAAAAGGAAAATATAGTTATATTTCCACATAGGTTGAATCCAGATAAAGCCCCAGAGAAATTTGATGAATTGGAAAGAAAATATAAAAAATCTAATTGGAAATTTATAAAAACACAAAATTTAGGATTAAGTAAGAAAGATTATTATGAATTATTAAATAAATCTAAAATAGCTGTTTCTTTTTCAAAGTTGGAATGCTTTGGTATAAGTATGAGAGAAGCTGTTTTAGCTGGATGTCTTCCTTTAGTTCCTAATAGATTGGCTTATTCTGAAACTTTCCCAACTTTATTTCAATATAAGGGAATAGATGATTTTTATGAGAAGATAGATCTCTTTATGAATAGTGATGGTTTTTATCAAACTGTTTTAGAGAATTTAAAAAAGAAGATATTGGAAAAAGGAAAGAAAGCTATTCCTTATATGATTAAGGAGATTTTAAATATTGAATAAAGTTAATATAATGCTCGATAGTGGGGCACATTCTTATAGTAAACGTTTTTTTACCGTAGGAGCTTCGGATAAATCACAATATGAATCATATGGGGTTGATATTCCTAAAGATTGGTCTTATGTTGATTCTGATGAATTTAAACACTATTTAAATGATTATATAGAATTTTGTAATATTTTTAAAAATAAATTAGATTCTTATGTTTCTCTGGATATAATATATAATCCACAAAAGAGCTATGAAATTCAAAAGTATATGGAATCTTGTGGGTTAAATCCTCTACCAGTTTTTCATTATGGAGAGGATATTTCATGGCTAATAAAATATATGGAAGAAGGATATGCCTATATAGGAATATCTGGAGTGGGGCAAGGTATTTCTAAAACAGCGTACATAAAAAATTATGGAGATGAACTTTTTCAGATTGTATGCCCCCCTCCTCTTTATTTACCTTTGATTAAAACTCATGCTTTTTCAATTAATAATTGGGATGTAATAAATCGTTATCCTCTTTATAGTTGTGATGCAGTAACATCAGCAAGAACGAGTGGATTTGGTACTATTTTTTTTCCTAAATATGAAAAAGGTAATTGGAATTATTTAAAGTCCAAGAGGATTATGGTTTCTCTTTTGGCATTAAAAAGAGGGGGTATTCATTTTAAGAGATTGTCTGAAAAGGAACAAGGATTAATGAAGGAATTATTAACGAAAGAGGGATTTGAAATAGGAGAAAGTAAAATAGAAAATGGTAAAGAGATTTGTGTTAAAGAAGGGATTTGTAGTAGCTGTTATCAAAGGGATAGATGGAATGCTTTGGTATTCAATCGTGTAAGTAAGGTTCTTCCTTTTTGGAATCGTCAATGTGTTATAAAAAATAAACAATTTTTCTTTAAAGAAAACTTGACAAATATAAAGAATTTCTCTATATTAGAGAACAATAGGACTAAGTTGTACCTTTCACATTGGGCTGCAAATTATTTTAGTACTATATTTTATGAAATGGGAATTGAGAATAGACTTGTTTCTTATTTTTATATGAGATTTCAAGAAAAGTTAAATCAAGAAGAATGTATATGTTTTATGAAGGAGTATTTAGAAAAAGGATATGTATCTTCTAAAAAAGAAAGGAGAAAAGATGATAAATAGAGAACAATTATTGAATGTTTTATCAGAATTAAAGCCAGGGTTATCATCTAATGAAATAATTTCACAAATGGGGCATTTTATCTTTGATAAAAATACTATAACTACTTATAATGATTGTGTTTCTGTAACTCGTAATTTTGATACAGGATTACAATGTTCTATAGATGCCTCCGATTTTATGAGTTTAATTGAGCGTTTAAAAGGAGATGAATTAGAGTTAAAACAAGATAAAGATAATTTAATTTTAACTTCTGGAAAAACAAAGGCTATTTTTAAAACAAGTACAGAGAATTTTATTGAGGATAGAATTGATATTCTTAAAAGTTATTGTGAAGAAATTGTTTATAAAGAAATATCTCCTTTTTTTATAGAAGGTATTGAATTGTGTTATTTTTCTACTGCTTCAAGAGCAGGAAAGGAATATTTGACTACAATATTAATAGATGGAAAGTCTATAATTGCTACTGATGATTATAGAGTTTCTTGGTATGAAATGCCTGATTTTATATGGGAAGGGAAAATAATTATACCTTCTTCTTATGTTAAAGATATTTTAAAAGGAAACTATCATTTTTATGGTATAAATAATGGATGGTTAATTTTAAATAAAGATGAAGGAAGTTTTTTTTGCAGATTAAAAGAAGTTGATTGGCCTGATACTAAACAAATAAAAGAATGGTTTAATGGTGAAAATGGGATTCAGATTACTTTACCTAAAGAATTAAAAGAAGTCATAGGTAGGGCAGAAATTTTTTCAGAAGGGTTTATTGATTTAGATAGAGAATTGCACTTGATTTTTTCGCAAGAAGGTTTAGTAGTTGAAAGTGAAAAGAAAGGATATGGGAAATTTTATGAGAAGGTTACTGAGGAAATATTATGTGATAAAGAGTTAGATGTTATATTTAGTCCAAAAATATTAAGAGATATTTTGAATGTTACTTTTGATGTAATTATAACTGAAAATTTGGCTATTTTTTATAAAGATAAATTTAAATATGTTGTTTTAATTTAAGAGGGGCATATGTTTACTCAAACTCATGGGGCATGGGGAGAAAGGTTAAGAACATTTAGTTGGGATGGGGGAATTGTAACTCTTTTATTTTTAAAAGCTAATACTAGATGTTCTTGGCATTCTCATTCTAAAACTTGGAATAGATTTATTTGTGTAGCGGGGAGAATAGGTATTAAAACCGATAAAGGTTATTTAACTGAATTGCTTCCTAAGCAAATGTTTGAGGTAGAACCAGGAATTATACATGAATTTCAAGTTTATGAAGATAGTATTGTAGAAGAAATTGCATATACAAAATATTGTGAAGAAGATATTTTTAGATTTAATAAAGGAGGGGTTTTGAATGTTATTGATTAAATTTGTAAATGATAAGACTGGAACACGGGAAATTGGTAATTATGATTATACAGTATATGTAAATAAAGAAATAATAGCTAAAGGTAGAGTAGAAAATCATGATCGTAAAAAAGGTTGGGAAGGACTTGTGTTTGATCTTGGGGAAGAAATTATTTCAAAAAAAAATAAAAAAAGAGAATATATATATATAAAACAAAGGATATAATAATTTGGAAAGAAAGAGGGGGTTTTTTCATAAAAGAGAGGAAGTTATTGTTCGTAAGAAAAAAGGAATTGGGTGTGAATTTTGTCCTTTAAATGGAAAATCAAATAGACTTGAACCATATGGATTGGGAAAGAAAAAAGTTCTTATTTGGGGGGAGTGTCCTGGAAAAACGGAGGATATGAAAAAAACCCCTTTTTGTGGGGAATGTGGTTCTTATTTTCGTAGTCTTTTTCATGATTTAGATTTTTATGAGGATTGTATTGTGGTAAATACTGTGGATTGTAGACCTTGGGAAGGAACTATATATAAAAAAAGGAATAGAAAACCTACTAATAAAGAAATAGAATGTTGTTTTAAAAGGAAAAAAGATATTCTTAAAAAGGAAAAACCTAAATTTATTTTATTAGTAGGGGGGGTTGCTTTAAGTACTTTTTTAAAATATAAATTTAAGGAAAGAGGAGGATTAAATACTAATATATCTTCATGGAGAGGTAAATTAATTCCAGACCAAGAATTAAGAGCGTGGGTAATTCCTATATATCATCCAAGTTTTATTTTTCCTAGAGGAACAATTGGAGCAGAGCCATTTTTAAAAGATGATTTACGAAAGTTTGAATATATAGTTAATATGGAGAGACCTCCTAAGCCTATAGCAAAATGGAATATTAATTGGAGTACTAATATTGATGTAATAATAAATGAGATTGAAAAAATAGATAGCTCTTTTTGTTTTGATTATGAAACTTCTTGTCTTTCCCCAAAAAGGAAAGAGGATATAATATACGTTGTTTCTTTTTCAATAGATGGAAAATATGCTTTTGTTTTTCCTCTTGATAAAACAGATAAGGGAAAACCATATTTTAATGAAAGGCAAAAAAGACAAATCAAAGAAGTATGGAAAAATAAATTGGAAGATAGTAATCTTCCAAAAGAAGCATGGAATATGAAATTTGAGAATAAATGGTCGAATCATATTGGAATTAAAGTTAATAATTGGGATTGGGATGGAATGATAGGGGCTCATATTTTGGATTCTTCTCATGGGACTAAATCATTGAAAATTCAGGCATATATTAATTATGGAATAATATATGGGGAAGATATTTCTTCATATATGGGAATGTCCAGAGGAAAAAATAGAATGGATAACCTTTCTTTAGAAAAAATATGTACTTATTGTGGAATGGATAGTATTTTTACTAAAAGAATAAATAATAAACAAAAAAGGATTTTTTGTGTATGAATTCTTTAAAGGATGCATATCAATTATTTCATGATGGGGTTCTTGCTCTTTCTACTATGGAAGATAGGGGTATTTGTATAGATGTTCCATTGTTGTATCAAATGGAGAAAGAATGTAATGAAGGGATAATAAGATTAAATAGAGAAATCCGAGATACAAAAGAAGCTAAATTATTTGAAAAAATTAATAGAAAAAGAATAGATGTAAATTCAGATAAGGATTTATATTCTCTTTTATATGATGTTCTTAAAATGCCTGTTATTAAAACAACAGATAAGGGAAATTATTCTATTGATGCTTATGTATTAGGAGAATATTCTAAAGATGGGGTGGAAATTGCTGAAAAGATTATGGAATTAAGAAAGATAGAAAAAACTAAAAATACTTATCTTGCTCAAATAAAAAGGTATATATATAAGGGAAAGGTTCATCCAGAATTTCATTTACATTTTGTTGTTACCTACAGATCATCCTCTTCCTCGCCAAATCTGCAAAATATTCCCAAGAGAGATGAAGAGATGGGAAAAATTAGAAGATTATTTATACCAACTGAAGGAAATATTTTGGGATCTGTAGATTATGGGGGGATAGAAGTTAGAGTAATAGCTTGCTTATCAAAAGATTCAGTTTTATGTGAAGAATTATGGAATGGGGATGATATTCATGGGGTATGGGCTAATATGTTATTCAATGTTGATGATTCCCATCCAGATTGGAAATCTAAATTTAGATACAATGCAAAAAATAAATTTGTATTTCCTTTATTTTATGGAAGTTATTATAAATCTTGTGCATTAAATCTTAATTTACCAATTAGGCATGTCCAAAAGTGTGAAAAGGAATTTTGGAATAAATATAAGGGAGTGAAGAAATGGATAGATAATTCTTTGTCTAATTATCAACAAAATGGTTATGTTAATTATCCATTTGGGTTTTGTAGAAGAGGGTATATTGACAGAAATCAAATAATAAATACGCCAGTTCAAGGGACTGCTTTTCATATGCTTTTATGGTCAATTGTTCAAGAATATAAAACTTGTAAATGGGAAAATAGTTGGGCTATAGGAGAGATTCATGATGAAATTATATTTGATATTAATCCAAAAGAAAAAAATAAATTAGAAAAGGAAGTTTCTTCTATCATGTGTGATAAAATTAGAGAGGAAAATCCTTGGATTATAGTGCCATTAATTGTTGAATGGGAGTTTGGAAAAAATTTAGGAGAAATGAAAGAAAACACTTGACAAATAGACAGGAATATCTTATTATTAAAGTAGATTAAGGAGGAGATTTAATGGAAAATTTTTTGATTAAACATAGACCTACTTGTTTTAGAGATTATATAGGAAATGCTTCTGTAGTTGCTTCTTTGGAAAAAGCAATTAAAAGGCATCATGTTTTTCTTTTATGTGGAGAGAAAGGAGTGGGAAAAACAACATTAGCATTAACAATTGCTAATGAATTAGGTGTTAGAAAGGAAGATATTTATTTGTATAATGCGGCAAATACAAGAGGGATAGATACAACTAGAAGTATTGAAGAAAATGTAAAATACAAACCTTTTGGGAAATTGAAATTCTACATTTTAGATGAATCTCATCAATTGACTTCTCAAGCTTCCGAATGTTTGTTGAAACCGACTGAAAATCCTCCAGATTATGCGTATTTTATATTTTGTACTACTATGCCAGAAAACATTTTGCCTACACTTAGAGATAGATGTACGGAATATGAAATAAAACCTTTATTTATTAGGGAAACAAAAAAGCTTGTAAGAATAATTTTATCTAAAGAAAAAAAAGAATTTGATAATGAAATTGTTTTATCTATAGCGGAAAAAAGTAAAGGAGTACCAAGAAAGGCTTTAAAACTTTTAATGAAAGTGATTGATTTAGAAGATAAAGATTTAATTCTTGATATAATTGATAAAGAAGATGTTTGTGAAGGAGAAATGATAGATATTTGTAGATTGATTATGGGGACTTCTCCAAGTATAGAGAGATGGGAAAAAGCTAGAAAGATATTAAAAGATATGAAAATTTCAAATGTGGATACAGTGAGGATGATGGTTTTAAATTATTTTGGATCTATTATGTTAAATAAAAGAAATCCAGAATTTTTTATGTATGTTATTGATGAATTTGCTGATTCTTTTCAAGGAGGAAAGGCTTCTTTATATTATGCAATTTGCAACACTATTTTTAAGGGGAAATAGATATGGGAAAAGATAAATTTGAGGGAGTAAATGAAATAAATAAATATCAACTTGATATTGCTGCTGTAGATCAACCTCGATTGTATGAAGAAGTTTGTAAGGAAATAGCAGAAGTTTTAAAAGAGAAAATGGAATTAGATGTAGAGATAAAAGAAATGGAAAAAGAATTTAAACGAAGGAAGGCTGTAAAAGAAATAGAAATACGGGCTCTTTCTGTTGCAGAGATGAAGGATATTTATCATGTAGAGAAGGTAACAGAAAGTACTATAGCAGCGGCGGTTACTGGAAATGCTCTTTTGATTGAGTATGAAAAGGAAATTTATGAAAAGAAGAAAAAGTTGATAGAGGTAGAATATATATATGAAAAGCTTGAAGGTAAAAGGAGTGCTCTTCGACAGAAAAAAGATATGATTGCTATTTTGTGGGAAATGCATAAAAGTCAATATTTTGCTGATATAGAAGTTAAAGAAGTTGATGAAGAACTTAATAAGAGTTTTAAATAATGATTTTGTTAATTTTAATTAGAGGAGGCAATTATGCCAAGAAATAGACCCAATTTCCAAGGACTTAATGATTCAATAGAAACAACATCAAAATTGGCGGATTTAGGTGATTATAAATCTATATATAATAGGAGAGATATAAAGAAATATAAAATTCCAGAAGGTCCTACTGAGATGGTATTATTCCCTTTTAATCTTAAAGAACCTACTCTTATCGTAGGACATAGAGAGCAAGATATTGATTGGGCAAAATATAAAGGGAATTTTTGGGCACATACTACAATTGTATATTATCATAGTAATGTAGGACCTAATGATAGAGATAATTTTATTTGTTTAAATAAAACAATTGGAGCAAGATGTCCTTTATGTGAAGCAAGGTTAAAAATGCAAAAAGAGGAGGGGGTAGAATATAGTGATTTGCCTTCGGAAGTAAAATATATAACAAAGGCTTTATATAATGCTTTGATTATATCTGAAAAAGAAAAAGGGTTACAACTTGTTGAGGCTCCATATGTTTCCGTTGAGAAGGTGTTGCCAGGAAGGGCAAGGAATAGAAGAACAGGAGCAATTGAAAAGGATTATTGTAATCCATATTCTAAATGGAATGTTTATTTTGAGAGAGAAGGGACAACTGTAACTACTACAAAATATAAGGAAGTTGATATAATAGAAAGAGAACCAGGAACATTGACAGATAGTGAAATAGATAAGCTAATGGAACAAGTTATAATATGGGATGATGTATTATATATTCCGACATATGAAGAAGTTTTGAAGGCTAAAGAAGGGATTTTAGTTGTAGATCATGCAGAAGAAACTTCTGCAAAGGAAGTTTTAGATGATCAAAATGATGTTCGAGTTGATGTTGAAAAACCAAAGGAAGAATTTCCTCCTTGTTTTGCTAAAGAATATGAAAGAATAGATGATTGTGAAATTTGTCCTCAATCTATTTATGATCAATGTAGAGAGATGTATAATAAAGAAGTAGGAAGAAGGTAATATGAAAAATGAAAAATTAGTATTACTTCCCACAGGTTCAACATTATTAAATCTTGCCTTGTCTCAAACCCCCGATGGTGGGTGGCCTGTGGGAAGAATTGTGAATATAGTGGGGGATCAAGCAACAGGGAAAACTTTCTTGGCTCTTGAATTGATTGGAGCCCTTTTTAATTCTAAAAAATACAAAGATTATAAAATTTTTTATGATGAAACAGAATGTGCAATGAGTATTGATACTAATCATTTATATAATTATGAAATTAAAGATTTTCTCCTTGATCCCCCATCTAAAACAATAGAAGATTTTTATAAATCTGTTCTTGATAAATTAAATACTCATAGTAAATTTGTATATATTTTAGATTCTTTGGATGCCCTTTCTGATGAGGATAGTATTAAAAGAGATATTTGTGAAGGGGCTTATAGAGTTAGAGTAGCTACAGTAATGAATCAATTCTTTAAGGATTTTTGTGATTCTTTTAAAGAAAAGGAGGTATTATTAGTTATCATTTCTCAATTAAGAGACAATATTGGAGTTATGTTTGGGAGTAAGCAAAGAAGGGCGGGAGGGAAGGCTTTGAATTTTTTTGCTTCTCATATTATATGGTTATATAGTGGAAAGGAAATAGAAGATAGAAATAGGGTGATAGGAACAAATGTTAGAGTTAAAGTTAAAAAAAATAAGATTGCTCCAGATAAAAGAGAAATTTCCTTTCCCTTATATCATGATTATGGTCTTGATGATATAGAAAGTATGGTAGATTTTTTAATTGATGAAAATATTTGGAAGAAACCAAAAGGGAAAAGGATAATTGATACAGATGGTTTTATGAAAGACATGATGAAAAATAAAATAATTGATGAAATAGAAAAAGGGAAGAGACAACAGGAATTAAGAGATTTAGTAGCTAAAGAATGGTATAAAATAGAAGAATCAATTAAAATAAATAGAAGGAAATATGGAGATTTTTGTAAAGTGGAGAAAGTTAATGGGAAGAAAAAGTAAAGCTAAAGGGGCAAAATATGAACACGAAATAGCGAAAGAACTATCTTTATGGTGGAGTGAGGAGGAAAGAGATGATATATTTTGGTCTACTCATAGTTCTGGAGCGAGGGCTACTCAAAGAAGTAAACAAGGGAAAAATACAGCATATCAAATAGGGGATTTAACTTGTGCAGATCCTTTGGGGAAGCCATTATTGGATGTTTTTGTAATTGAATGTAAAAGAGGTTATAATAAGTGGGATATATTAGAATTGGTTGATTCTCCTTCTAATAAATGGGGAGAGGGTTCCATTGTATTTGAATGGAATAAAATAGCTATGGTAGCAAAAGAAAATGGTAAGGAACCTCTGTTGATTTTTAGAAGGGATTATAAAGAATCTACTGTGATGATACGATTTGAAATGATGGAAAGATTAGAATGTTTTTGTGGTAAAGTTGAATTTGAAAGGATAATTTATAATAATCAAATTGCAATTTTTCGTTTTTCAGATTTTTTATTATGGCTTCCCCCAATTATGATTTTTGAATATATTAAATATGTAAATTCCTGAATTTTGAAATTTTTTTTGGAAAGAAAAGGGTTATTTTAATTAATAAGGGAGGAAAAAAGAAATGATAAAAAAATGTAGTCATATAGATACATGTTGTGCCCCTTTTTGTCCTTTAGTGAAAGATTTATCAAATGTAATTTGGTATGCTGATGAAGAAATTTGTAAATTAAGGAAATATGCTAATTTACAGTATATTAAAACTCAGAGAAAAATAAGTAAAAAAGATAAGAAGGCAAAAACTTATTATACATTTGAAATGATAAATAGAAATTTTATTGTAAAAACAGGAATAACTGGATTAGATCCAGAAAAAGTAAAATTGGGAAAAGAAGAGGCAAATGTAAAAAAATGGATAGAAGGACATAGAGAAAGGGATCTTCATAAAAATAGTTTAAATCAGGATTTATATTTAGAAAAAGCAAGGGCCATTAAGAAAGACAAAAAAATAAAAAAGAAGAAAAAGAAAAGAAAGATTTGTAAATTATAAAAACAGCATCCGTGATAGGAAATTTTCTAGCTTGATTCACAGGTTTTATGAAAAAAAGGATGCTGATTAACAGTGTTTTAAGGATATCAAAAGAAATAATGTATAATCATACGTCCTAAACTTGAAGGAATTAAAACACTGTGTCTGAGCATATTTTTTATTGCTAAAATGAAAGTAGGAAAAAATGGGAAAAAAGAAGTAGCAAAAGAGATAATGTATAATCATGCGTTTTAAATTTAAAGGGGCTAAAATGAAGGTAATTTTTATATCTGGTCCTTATCGTGGTTATGGTATATGGCCTTTATCATGGGTACGAAGACAAACCAATATTAGACGTGCTAGAAAAGTTGCCTTAAAATATTGGGAAAAAGGTTATGTTGTAATATGTCCTCATTTAAATACAATGAATTTTGATGGAATTTGTGAGGATGAAATATGGCTTAGGGGAGATATAGAAATATTGAATCGTTGCGATGAAATTGTAATGATGAAAAATTGGAAAAAATCTGTAGGAGCAATTCAGGAATATAAAACCGCAATTCAACAAGGAATATTTATACGGATGGATAGATGATAAAAAAAATAACAGTAAAAAATTTTCAATCTCATAAAAATACAGTTTTAAATTTATCAGAAGGAGTTAATATTATAACTGGTATTTCTGATTCTGGAAAAACTGCTATAGTGAGGAGTTTAAGATGGCTTTTATTTAATAGACCTATAGGTTTTGGTTTTCGTTCTCATTGGGCAAAGGGAAAAGATATAACTTCAATTAATGTGGATGGAATTGAAAGAAGAAGAAATGATTTTGAAGATGAATATTATATAGATGGACAAATATTTAAAGCTATGAAAGGGGAAGTCCCACAAGAAATAAAAAATAAATTGGGATTAGAAGAGATAAATGTTCAATATCAGATTAATCTTCCTTTTCTATTATGTGAATCTTCAGGAAAAGTTGCAAGAATTTTAAATGATATTGTGGGGTTAGATGATATTGGAAGAATTTTGGGAAATATTAATTCAATAATAAAAGAAACTTCTATGGATATTAAAGTAATTAATAAGGAGATAGAAAAAATAGACGAGGATATTCAATTACATATTTATGTTGAGGATTTAAAAAATGATGTGGGATTCCTGGAGACATATTTGGAAGAGTATGAAAAGATTTCCTATTTTTCTAAAGGACTTGAAGATAGCATTGAACATATTAAGGATATTCAAGAGCATATTTACTTCCTTGAAAAAAGAAATGTAATAGATGAATCCTGTTCTGAAATTGAAAGTCTTGGTTGGGATTGGAGGGAAATGGGAGAAGAAATTTCTATCCTACAATCCTGCATATCTAATTTAAAGCATATATCAAATCATATTTGTCAATT